TCTAGTGCTGTTTGTGTCCCTCCATCTTCGTCACTGTGATCAGGAAACACCACAAGATCACCAACTTCATAATTAGTGCCACCATCATCAACAACAACCCCACTAACCGAACCTCGTTTAACTCCATTTATTCGTGCATTAACATCACCAGACCCAAATGCACTAGAACTGTCTAAGTCAATAACATCGTTATCTGAATATAGAATACCATCATTTGTTATGGGTGCAGCTGAAAAAATTTGACGAATGGTAAATTTTATTGTTGCATCTAAAGAACTAGAAACACCGCTGATTATTTCATCGGTAACAAAGGTTCCTTCTATGGGCGATATTTGAAATTCTGTATATGATACTCCAGCACCAATAGCAAATAATGTTGAATCTTCAATAAGGGCAGTAGCGTCAGACGTTGCTCCTGTAATAGTTTGTCCTATTAAATCTGAACCAGTAGCAATTGCGTCTACAGGTTCACACCGAATAATGGTTGGTTCATCCCAATCAGAATCAGAGGGACGCAACATATATTGGTTTGGATAAAATACATCAGCGTCTACATCCAAAAGGATTCTCATAAAGAGTTTTGCAGCCTCTTTGGTTCCCTTCCTTCTATACAGTTCACGAATATTTTTTACAAGGTTTCTTTTTTCAAGGCCGGTAGCTAATTTATTAGGAATGGCGTTCATAAAACTTTCACGGAACTGTTCTATGAAATCGTAAATCGTATTGTCTATATCGGCATACGCTAATAATTGTTGGATGTTTTGTACAGGACTTGCTCTGTACTGAGTTACTGTGCCGGTAGCACCAGATGTTCCACCCGTAACGGTTTCTCCTGTTTCAAATTTTTGTTGGGATGTAATAAACAAACGTGGTTTAGTGGCGTGGCCTAAATCCTCAACCAGAACCTCAGCAGTTGCATTGGACGTTCCACCAGTAATTGTTTCAGCGGCAACAAACTTGCCCGTTGTTCCTGAACCGCTTTCGGTAACGATCAGTCCACCGTCTTCACGAAGAAGGTTGGATGCAGTGTCCAATTCTAACAAGACATTATCGATATCAACAGTAAGCCGAAGTTCACCCGACTCTAAATATTTGTAATATGATTTTAAAAAATTAGAAAAGTTAGGGTGATCAGCAGCAATGAATTCTGGAAGTTGGCCATCAATTTGAGTGCTAACTTTATTGATTAAACTTGGGGACCAATTAGAATCAAAAGGAGCCATGATTAGAAACTCGATGGTGTTGATGGATATGCAGATGTCGCAACATAAGTAGATGTTCCTGATGCATCAGAAGTTTCAATAGTATCTATTGCTCCTGAAACTGTCGAATTAACAGTATCAATTTCTAATATTGTATTTCTTACAGGAACAATATCGTGTGAATTAGGAATAACAGTGAGCCGTATTTGGGTAGATGATGCATCATCGACATTGGACACAGCATTTATATATATTGGTGATATACTGATTGAACCTTCAGAATAATTAATTGTTCCGGCTGTAGAGGAATAATATGTTCTAACACCAGCAACCAAATAATAAATCCTAAGATTTTCTTCACCATCATCATCAAAAAACATTTCGTTTGTGTTGCCACTCACATAGAAACCTGTAGATGCAGTAATTCCACCACCATCGGCATTGTGGCCAGAGTGTGGATTATAGAAAGCATTACTGAAGTTTAATTTATATGAATACGAACCAGTTGTCGTTGGAGTGAAATATTTAGCCATTGTAATGTTAATACTATTGCTAACAATAGAGGTGTCTGTATTATCAACCGCATAGACCATTTTAGAATATCTGAAAACATCAACAAAAGTTTTTAAATTACTTTCGTTGTAATTTGATATGGTAGTATCGATTAAGGTTTCTAAACTCTCTACTGTTTTCGTTGTTGCACTAGAATCATATTTAAAATTTACAACAAGTATGAGGTATAGCGTTTCTGGATCAACCACTACAGGGGTTATTGACGCAACGGTATATGGAGCCAGGTCACTAACAAGGGTTTCTTTCTGTACTTCATTTAAATTTCTTCCTGTTGTAGATTTAACACTGATAAAAACCTTTCCATATTCAGCTGTGTCTACAACACCATCTGCAGCAGTATATGAACCACTCTCGCCACCCCAAACAGAAACTGCTTGGGTGTTGGGGAAAAGTTGTTTAACATAAGTTTTATAATCTTCTGTGGTTACACACCTTCCTTGTGATGCATAATCTAGCGGTGCATTAAGTTTAATTGATCTGGGTGACTCTGGTTCTGCACCTCCAACAGAATCCGACACGGTAGTAACTGTAACAGAAGAAACGCCACTGATTGTAGCTGCATTTGTAAATGTGCTTCCACCATTACCAAGTGTCTTGTTTGTAACTACATATTCTAAGATAATAATGTTCCCATCCGTAACTGCTTTACTAAGAATACCATCACCAAAATAAACTTCATACTTTCCAGCCTCAACCTCTTGTAAGAAATAAACTGTACTCGTAGATGTTAATAAAGCAATATCAGTTGCCAGAGTATAGGTTGTCGTGGTACTATCTGATAAAGAGGTTTGAACTTTAACTCTTAACGTAGAAGTATCAGCACGATTATCATTAATAACAAACCTCTGTTCTACATTGGTACTGTCAACGCTATATCTTGTGGTAATCCACGACCCTTCATAAATGTCCGTATCAGAAAACAAAATAGTACTGCCAGTGAGAGCTTTTGTTACATCAGCGATAGTAATAAATTGATATGAGTCTTCATTAATAGTTGCGTTGAACACTGTGCCGGCCGGCATTGTAGCTGATGTGTCTGATGTATTTAAAGCAACGTTGACAACAGCTGTTGCGGCTCGGGCAGATGTGGGTGTATAACCCAAAGTTTTAGCATGTGAACTAATACTTGATCTCAGGGCGGCACTGTCAAGGAACATCTCGTTTGCAAGCATGTTAGCATTAAACCCAAGATAGTGAGTGTTGTATGCGAGAACATCCAACAGAGAACTCATACCAGAACCTTCGAAATCATAGTCTGTAAATTCTGTTTGGTTTTTCAGAAAAATTTTTAAGTTTGATTTTACTTCATCAAAATCAAATTCTGTTACTTGTAGGTTTGTTGTATTTGCCATTATCGTAATGTCTCCAGCATAACTGTCATATCAACAAGTTCAGTAGGAGCATTCTGAACATAGAACTCAATCGTTATTTCATAAGCGTTTCTGTCTAAATCAGGTGTTGCCCTGACACCCACAAGTCTTGCTCTTGGTTCAAACCCTTCTATAACATCCTCTACTCTTTGTGATAAAGCAAAAGCTGTTACAGGAGTCATAGGCTCAAATAAAATGCCCGTCACACCAGATGCAATTTCTGGGTGAAACGGTCTTTCATAGGGGTTTGTTAATACGAGATTTCGTATTGACCTTTTGACAGCGGTGACATTTGTAACTTTTGCTATATCTTTATCTGTGGACTTTGCTTTAAAAAATAAATCTAAGTCCTTATAGATTTGGGACGCTCTGTCTTCCCCAGAATATTGTGCATCGATATAAGCATCCTTGTAGCTCATGAGTGTTCCTTTTTATTATATTTATACACCGTCACCTGTATTTTGACTCATAATAAATTGTTTAGGACTTTTCCAAATTTCTTTTGCGCTAACTCTAATAAATGGTTTATTGGTTTCTGTTTTACTGGGGTTTGGAATTGTCACCATAACATTTTTTCCTTTCCTAAATGCGGCTTGCTGATTAAGGGTTCTTTGTAGAGGTGTTGTTTCTTTTCTGGCCTGTTTCCTTACCCACTTACTTACATTTCTACGTTGGCCTTTTGATGTATATTGTGCTCTTGATTTTTTACCCATCAAATTTTCCTTTCACATATTTGAACTTCATTAACTATGGCTTCTATATTGTTGTGCCAATGGTTTAAAAATTTATGTACCCTTGGATACTTTGGTTTGACATCTAATGTTTGCCATATAAATTGTTGTAGTATATTCTCATAATCAGGCATCCAGTAATAAACATTTAGTGTAACCAGAACTTTCCTTTTTATTATAATCATTTATATTATACTATCCAATCGGCATCATAGTTGTCTAAATTTTTATGAGAATATCCAGCGCCAATGCTACTTGGAACTACATTTGTTCTTTCCTCTGCTTTCTTCACTTCTGAGAGTACAACTTTAGCCAGTTCACCAGCAGCTGTTGTTATTGTCTTAATAGCATCGGCCGAGGCCACTTTAAATGCACCTGTATCTTCAGTTATTTCTTCAGATGAAACACTAAAACTACTCACAACAGATTTAACCTCTTCTATTTTACTTGTAAGATCAGCGTTCTGTGTTACCTTTGATGCCACCTCTCCTAACGCATTTACTGCTGCCTGTAAAACATCTGCTGGTTTTTGTGTAACTGTATCGCTCCCTGCAACCTTTTGTAAATTTGGAACAAGTGAACAGGGATCGCCACCAGCCAATGCACCACTAACAAGACTGTCTAGGGAACCAACACTACCTAAGGCACTAACAGCAGAACCAAACTCAGATGTTATTTTTGTCAGTGCAGACGTATATGCTGACGTTCCTGGCACCATAGTTACGAGGTTTGTAATTTCTGCTGGTAAATTTAATTGTGGAAGTTCTGGTATCTCTATGCTCTGTAATTTAGAAGTTAACGTATTAAGTTCCTTTTGTTTTTCCAAAAAGGCTGCGGCCGCATCTGATGCTGAAAAATCTAACTTAGATATTACCTCATCAGCCGCAGCTTCAAGTTTTGCAAATACGTCATTCATTTCTGGACTTGCACCACATAGATTAGAATTTAAAAAATCTACCATATCAATCTACCTTTAACTGCCGTGTGTAAATACATCTGGACTTCCTCCAACTCTAGCATGAGTAACACAACTATCAACATCACCTTGATCATTTATTGAAATATTATTAATATAAACAGTAGAAGAACCATTTGCTGTAACCCAAGCATTTAATGCATGAATGCCTGGAGCATGCCACGAACCTCTACTTCCATTGACTGATATAAGTTTACCGTTTGCATAGACAGTACTTTGTGGAATAGTTTGTATTATTCCTCCACCTGTATTTAAATCACCCATTCTTGCTACATTTGGCATTTTTTCTCCTATGGGTTCAACTCAATATTTGGGCCACCATTAATTGTAAAGTCGCCGTCCTCAGCTGTTTGAGTCATACTACCCTCAGTATAAACTGTCATACTATCCTCGGCATAAATCATCATTCCGTCTGCTGATTTCATATTTAACGTACCTCCTACACCACCAGCACCACCAGCCTTAATGGATACAATACCAGAGATAGTTGACGCAGATAAGTTACCATTCACATCAAGTAGGTAATCTTTGGAAGTCTTGATGTGAATACCACGTTCTTTCTCATTCGAGTCCATCTTCTTACCGTCTACAGACAATTTCCACTGGCCGCCAACAACCTCTACACTGGACTTCTCTTTTGTTACAATTGTGTCGCCACCAATCCTGCCCTTTATGTCATCATTAATATTGTATGAATGATTCCCTACAATTTCCTCTTCACGGTTGCCACCAATAGGATCACCAGTTTCCTCATCTACTAAGGCTCCAACCTTAGTACGCTCATTTTTGTGAACCTTGCGATAATAATCGCCCTCAACCTCTAATATATAATCCCCCTTAATCAGTTGCCGAACGTCACCCTCTACAGTGATGTTCTGGTTTCCCTTGATGACAATATTTTCAGAACCCAGCACAATCTCATAATTGTCTCCAATTATTTTGGTTTGAACACTGCCATCGTTGTGTATCTCTTCGAATGTTCCTGTCTTATGTTGGCGATATAACCTTTCTGCGCCGGGACTGTCATCAATCTCAAAAATATGTCCAGACTCAGACTCCATTACATGGTTATAGGGATATACACCAGATTTATAAGGTTTAGCATCAGCAACTATACCCTTGGGCTGTAACTCTTCCCAGAAACCTCTTTCATCCACTGCGGCCTCAGAGGATGCGGTTGATAGATGTGGTTTGGTTGCAGTTGGGATGCCTGTTTTATCGTTGGGGTCTTTTGGTTCTTCTACTGGATCAGGATCACCCCTAAGTCTTATTTTACGCCGCT